TGCCTTTATATTCTGCTACTTGTGTTATTGTTTCAACATCTAAAACATGAAATGTAGACCAATCTGCACCGTCTCCACGTGCAACGTCAGCTACAATTATATAATTTTTTGAATAGTCTGGATATTCCCATATCCAATATCCATTATCAAATCCACGCTTTTCAACAGGCTCTTGGCATTTTAATTCATAATCTTGTAAAATTAATCCATCAATTACAGTATGACCAGATGATATAAAATCACAATCACATTCTTGAGCTGCGCCTCTTTCCCCTAATAATCTTGTTTGTTCTTGTCTCCAACTTTGATCACGTTCAGGATGTAAATTCCATTTTAACTTTATTGTTTCAAATCCATTAATACCATTTTCAGCATCTACCCATGTTTGATGAAACCAATTTCCAATTCCATTTGGAGTACTTAAAACAATTGCACCACCACCAGTAGATAAAGTTGCTTGAGATGCTACCCATATTTCTTCAATATTTCTAATAAATGCGGCTTCATCAACTATTAATAATGATAATGCTTCAGAACGTGCGCCTGTAGATGAACTCGATATTGCTTTAATTTCAGAGCCATTTGCAAATTTTAATGATAATTTATTATTAGTAACAATTTGTGTTTTCAACCAACTTGGTAAATTTTCATTCATGATCTGAACTTTACTTACTAAGTTTTTTGCTACGTCTTGTGTGGTTGCTATAACTAAAACGTTAAAATCTTCATTAAATAACATTGACCATAATGCATAGCCTGCAGATAATGTTGATATACCTAACTGTCTAGATTTAAGTATTACGTTATAACGATTTTCTTGTAATGTTGTTAATGACTCTTCTTGAAATGGAAATAAATTAAACTTAATTTTTCCTTTAATGGGATGTTGAATATAGCAAAATTGACGCATAAAGTATACTGGGTCATTAGCACACTTAAGATATTGTTCTTTTACAATTTGCTTTATATTTTGTTTGTTACTCATTGAACGGATTGAACGATCATTTTTCCAGTTAATAGTGTAGTTAGTATTCCACCACCAAACCATATAACTTTATTATCATACCATTTTGGTTTCAAATATTTTTCACGTTCAATATATAAATTTATATTTTCATTTAATAATTCAATTTTTCTATCTGTATATAATAACTGTATAGAATCTAATTTTATTATTGTTTCTAATTCAGATATTAATGTTTCTTGTTGTGAAATTATTTCATTATTTAATGAATCTGTATAATATAAAGAATCTAATGTTTCTGATATATCAATTATTTCATTTTCTGTAAAACATGTATCTGGCATCTGGCTAAATAACATTAATGGCCATAAATATAATATAATAAAAAATTTCTTCATTTCCTAGTCTTTTTTCTAATATTAGCAGCTGCAGATTTAACTTGTGTTTTTTTAGATGTTGTCTTTTTCTTTTTTGGAACAGATTTCTTTTTTAATTCTTTTGTATCTACTATTTTAGCTTTAGTAGTTGCAACTTTCTTTTTTACCTCTACTTTTTGTTTTTTTACCTCTTCAATTTTTCCATCTAATTTACTAATTTTTTTATCATTATCATCAATTTTTTTCTTTGCAACTTCTGCTTTCTTATTATTACTACTTTTAGATAGCAAAAATATTATTCCAAATACTCCTGCAGCTGCTCCAATTATCATTTTCCAATATTTTTTAATCATCGTTATTTCCTTTATCCATATTTTCTAAAAATTTAAGTTTGAATTCATCAAATTCTTTTTGTACTTTTTCTTCAAATTCTTCTGGTGTCATTTGTGCTGCCCATGTTTCCATTAATCCGTCAGAGTTTGTTACATATTGTTGTGACTCTGTATACGCTTTTTTTAATGCTTTTACATCTTCTTCAGCTTTTTTTAACCAAGCAAGTTTATTATTACGAATTTTTTCTTGTTCGTACTCTTCATACTTTCCTTGTTTACGAAGTTCGTGTTCCATTTCAATAACACAATCATAACACATACCATGTATTCTTCTCATCTTTTTATCTAAATGATTATAAGATGTTTTGCAACATTCTTTTCTACAATTTGGATATGAATTTAAGTATTGTCTTACTTCTTGTGCTACTGCATTTTTAGGACGTTTTACACGAAATCCTTCTTTTTGTTCTATAGTGTATATTGTATTACCTATTTTTTCTTCCCAAATATCCCCTACAGCACGTTTTTGATTTTTTTCTGCTTTCTGTTTGGCATCAGTAAATCCATGGGTTTTTTTAGTTTGAAATTTATGGGTACCGGCTATCATTTGCTTGACAGCTTTTATATTTTGTAACTTTTTTGACATAATAAAATTTTAATTTATACTAGCAACTGCTCTATCGATAGCTCGTTTAATTAATGATAACTTTCCAATTTTTCTTTTCTTGTCATCATCTGCTGTTATTTTATTAATAACTTGCATAATTATTTTCATTCGTTGTACTAGATTTGGTTTTTCTTCTAATGCTGTTATAAACTTTGATATTCTTTGATCTCCTGATTGACCATCTCCATCAGGATCATCTTCTGATGGTTCTGCTTCAGCTGGTTCTGCTTCAGCTGGTTCTTCTGGAGCTTCGGGTGTTTCTGGCGCTGCAGGTGCTTCCGGAGCTTCGGGTGTTTCTGGTTCTGCCGGGGCTTCAGGTGTTGCATCTGCAGGCTCTGCTGGAGCTTCGGGTGCTGCAGGTGGTTCTGGAGTATTAGCTAAATCTTGTTGTCCTTCACCTTCTTCGTCTGCTTGTTCTGTATCTTTTTGTTCGGATAAAAATAGTTCAACTTTTCTTTTAACAACTTCACGAACTAATTTTTCTTTTTGTTCTTTAGTTAATTTTTTTATTTGGCTCATATAACCACCATCTTTTTTAGCTAATGTATCAATTAACTCTTTAGCATCTTCTTCAACATTCTTATTAAATACTTTCAAAGAGTTTGCAGGTCTTTTTGGATCTCCATCTTCCATTTGTTTTGTAACATATACTCTATCAGAGTCTTTAATATTAGGTACCATGTTATCAACGTCATCAATCATTTCTTTATCATCTTTACGTGGAACATCTGGCATTATTTCTCCTGATGCATTTGGTACCATTCCTTCGACGTCTTTGTCGATGGTATAATCTTTTAAATCTTTTCTAGCTTTATGCTTTTCGTTTTTTGGTTGCTTATACTTAGCCATAATATTATGTCCTGTTATTATTTTTATATAAATATTATCTAGAATACTTTAATGTACCTAATATCTGATTTAGAGGAGCAAATGCTCCAGTTAATTTATATGTATTTCCTCCATATACAAAAACTATTCCTTCTACTGGAACTATTTTTTCAAACCCACCTAATCTTTTAATTTTGTCTAATTGTGTTTTTAATAATTCCATTTTTGATATATCATTAGTAGATCTTAATGTACGAATTATTTGTGCAATTTCTTTTCTAATGTCTTGTACAGCTTGTGCAGGATTTGGTGCTAAAAAATTAGATACATTTTTCATAATCTCTGCACCTAATTTTAAAAATATAGATTCAAATGGTTGTAAGTTGTCTTTTATATATTTTTTAAAGTCTTTTTTGTCAAATGGTCTCATCCATTCTATAAACTCTTCATTATCTATCATTTTAGCTACTTTAGAAATATTAGGAGTTTTAATATCATATGCCCATCGATTCATTAATATGTCAGTTACATCATTTGGTATGTCATAGTTAAACTCTTTTGCTTTGTCTCGTATAACATCTTTCCACCATGCTTTATGATATTCTGCTACAGTGTCTGTGTCTTTTAGATCGTATTTATCACGTAATTGATCTAACTCATTAAATAATGCATCTTGATAATCTTGAAAATTTTCAATTTGACCTAACTTAATTTTTTGAGGAGGAATTAAACTAAATGTATTTTGTAAATCTGAATTTGCGTCTGTTATAGCTTTTTGCACAACTGCTCCACCAGATAAGTCAGTTTGTACAATTTTTCCTTTTTCGTCAAATTCAACAAGATTATGAAATTGTAAATATGCTGCTTCATATGCTATAACATTTTTAGTTGGTGGATATATAATTTCCATATTAGCAAATACTTTTCCGTTTTGAAATATGCTGTTTAATTTATCCATTCCTACTTTTGCAAATGCTGCTGCTAAATCTACGCCGGCTTCTCCAAATGCGTCTGATATATTACCTCTTCCAGCAAACTTTGCTTGTAATTCTTTAACCGTTAATGGATTAACACGTTCTCCGCCATTTCTAGCAAATTTAACTTGACCGTCTTTTACTGTCATAAAAATATTTTGTCCATCTGTTTTTTCAGTTACTGCATCTTCTATATCTAATCTACCTTGTAATCCACGTGCAATCATTTCTTTGAAATCTGCAAATGTTAATGATTGTGATCTATTCATATCAAATGGATGTGACATATGACCAGCTAATCCGCCTTCATTTAAATATTTAGTTCCAAATATTGTTTTTGGTAATTCATTGAAGTCATAAACAAAACCTTTATTATCGTCTTTGTCTAATAAATTTCTTAATTTTTTAATTTTTTTAGAATGAGCTTCTGCTCCTTTAGGAGTCATATATCCTCCACCCATTTCACTCATTAATTCTTCAGCATCTAATTCTAGTTCTTGCAAGAACCATTCTTTCATACTAATAGATTCATTATTTATTTTATCTCCAGCTTTTTTTGCTGCTTTATATGCTTTTGATCCTTTTTTAGATGGAGTTCCCCCACGCTTTCTTTTAGCATGAATATTAGCCCAAAGACCATCTCCTTCTCCCATTATATCTCCATATGTTG